TGGAGAAAGACTCCACCTCGGGCGACAGCCGTGGCAGGACCTCTCCGAGGAGGGTGGCGCCCTTGGTGACCGGCTCCATGGTGAACTGCGCCATGTCGTCCGACCAGCCCTGGAACTCTTCCTTGAGTCCGGAGATGGCGACTGCGGCCTTCTGCGTCTCGGGCGGCATTGCCGAAAGTTGCCGCTGGTAGGCGAGCTGGGCTTCTGCTGCCTCCATGGATCCGCGGCCGTGGTCGCGGACGGCTTCGGCGTACTTCTTCTCAGCGTCGGCGAGTTCCCCCAGTTCTTCGGCCTGCCCTGCGATGGCGATACCGAATGCGGCAGCACCGCCGGCTGCTGCGCTGAACATGCTGCCGAGCGGGGCGAGGTTCGCGGCGATCCCGGCGATGAGGGGGACGACTGCGGTGGCGATGGGGATGAGAGCCCCAAGGCTGCCCCCAAAGGCTCTTCCGCCGCCGGATCCTCCTCCGAGGGTGCCGCCCAGGCCACGCAGCGCGGACGTGTCCGGCTCCACCCGCACCCGGATGGTCTGGCTCATGGACGCCCACCGCACCGCGTCGGAGACCTCGCGGCGCAGGCTCATGCGGTCGGCGAGGCCGATGGGGATTTCGATGCGGTGTCCCCAGGCCGCCCAGCGGACCGCGGCATCGACCTCACGCCGCAACTGCATCGCGTTACCGAGACGCAGGTTCACAGCGAGGCCCTGCCCGGCGCCGGCGCTGGAGAGGGCTGCGGCCACGTCGGCGCGCAGGTGGGCGGCGTCGATGTCGAGGCGTACGCCCAGCCTCTGCCCGGCCCCGGCGGCGGTAAGAGCCGCGCTGACGTCGGATCGCAGGTGCGCGGCGTCCACGTCAAGACGGATCCCGATGCCCTGCCCGGACCCGGCCGCGCTCAGGGCGGCGGACACATCGGCGCGCAGGTGCGCGGCATCGACGTCAAGGCGTATACGGATAGGGCTACGGGCCTCGGTGCGTAGCTGGACAAGGTCGCGTCGAAGGGCGTTGACGTTCCGTGAGGCCACGTTGGCGTCGCGGGACAGGCCACGGAGGGTGCGTGCGAGGTCGGAGCCCTGCCCGGTCAGGCGTACCGACAGATTCCACTCGGACACGGGCGGATCTCCTTCCTGCTAGTGCTGGTGGGCTTTTTGCAGCTCGAGGGCCGCGTGGATGCTGGACGGGATCAGGGCGACCTTCACGCCATGCCCCTCATCGCCGTCGGGGACTTCTTTTTGCCGGTCGGCGATGATCTGGCAGCCGATACAGCGGTGGGTAGTGGCCCGATAGGCGTCCTCATCACCCCCGAGGGCTTCATCCCATTCCTCAGGGCGGGTGCCGCAGGAGGGGCACACGGATTTGAGGTAGTGGGCGTAGGCGAGAGCCTTCCTGCGGTCGAGGTCTGTCCAAGTGCCGTCGCCGTGCCCGCGGAACTGGGAGTGGGGGATACCCCACTTGTGGCAGAGTTCCATCTCGGCACGGAAGGTGGCGTCATCGATCAGCCTTTTCCCAGGTCGGTCCGCTTTCGCTGCTGCACCAGCCAGGCGGCGCCCCATAGGGACTTCCAGTCGTCCAGCGCCCACGTCTGCATGGCGTGCTGGGCGTACTCCACCGGCATTCCGTCCACGGAGGATGCGGCAAGGAGAGCGGGCGCGAACGTGTTGAAATGGAATTCCGCGTTGTTGTCCCTCTCCTCGTCCTCTTCGGTGGGCGGGTGCTCCTTGATGAGAGCTTCGAGGGCGCCCCGCTCGAGGGCCTGGAAGGTAAGGACGACGGTGTGCTCGTCGTAGTCCGCCTGTGCCTTCGCCAGCGCGTCCTGTGCCTCCCGGGTTTGCTTCCTGACCAGGGCCAGAGCGTCCTTGTCGGCGTCCTTGGACAGTGACTTCAGGTGGTCCTCGGCACGCTGCGCGACCTGCTTCGCTTGCTGGTATCGGTCGCGGATCTCCGGGTCCGAGCACAGGTGGAGGGTCTGTGTCGGCTTGGGCATGCTGTCCAACTTCTTCTGGATGGCATCCCAGCCTGTGGTGGTGCTGGTCATTCGGGTCTCCGTGGGAAGGCCCGGCCGGGCGCGTGGCGCCCTTCCCGTGAACCGCGACGGGCCCGGCCGGGGGCTGGTGGGGTGCCGGGTTAGGCGGCGGCCGGGACGGTCTGGTTGAAGACGGGCCGGTCGGTGACCGTGAACTGGACGGTGATCTTCGCGGCCTCGTTGTCCGTGGTGTACGCCTTGGAGTTGCTGACCACGGTGACGGGGTAGACGTCCATGCCCTTGTTGCCCTCGGTCTTCCCCTTGGAGAAGATGACGATGAAGCCGCTGGTGCCCTTGGCGAGTTCCGTCTCGATGTCGTCCGTGACGCTGTCCTCGTAGAAGGTGAGGGAGGAGTCGGCCGCGGAGTCGTCGCCGCCGATCTTCGACACGAACGTGGACGCCATGTCCGGGGTCTCGATCGGTGTGTTCTCGAGACTGAAGCCGTCGATGGCGTTGATCTGCCCGGTGTAGTCGGTGCCGGCGGTGATCTCCGCTGCTGTCGGAATCAGCGTCGTCGCGGCGATGTCCGGCAGGAAGTAGATCTTGGTGGTGCCCTTGCGGTTGAACCTTGCCATTTTGGCCCCTTGCGGATACGGGGCCAATGCGTGGGGCCCCTGCTACACGTGTCTTGTGTGGCGGCTGCCTGCCTGGCAGCGTCCGCGTGGGGTCCCGCCGCGGTGCGGTCGATCAGGATCAGGGGGTCGGCTGCTCCTCGAGGAAGAGCCGAAATCTGATCACACTCGTGATGATGGCATCTCCCGCGTCGGACGTTCCCCCCGCTTCCCGCGCCTCCCTGCGGTAGCAGACGACACCGGGGATGGTCAGCGGGTGTGCGTAGCCGGGGCTGCCGTCCGCCGGGCGTGCCACGAGCTTCCGGCCGCGATCGGCCAGCCACTGCGCCTGCTCGTCCGTTCCCCGGCTGTCGGCTTGGCCCTCGCGTGGACCGGATACGAATGTGGCCTGGTAGTCGGAGACCGCTACGCCGTGCCGGTCGGCGAGCGTGGCGTCGTCGCTGGTGTGGTCGAGGGGGTACAGCAGCGTGTACGGCGGCGGGAAGGGCTTGCCGGTGGTCGGGTTGATGGGGACGGTGCGGATGCCGACCGGTTTCCCGGTGAGGGACGTCAGCGCGGTCTGCAAGGCCTTGGTGACGGGCCCGCGTTCGATCATCAGGCGCCTCCGAAGATCCGGTCGCAGGCAGCCTTGAAGGCGTCCTCGTATTCCGCGGACAGCTCACGGACGGCGGGTTCGACGTGCGGGTACGGCGGCTGGAAGAACAGCCGGCCCAAGCTGTCCCGCATGTTGAAGAACCCGAACTCCAGACGGCGGCCCTGCGGCCGGTCGGTGCCGATGGTTGCGCCGCCGCCGTCGGGCACGCCGAACGGTTCGATGCGCCAGGAGTCGAAGTACTGGCCGGTGATGATGTTCGGCCCGGGGCGTCCGGACGCGTTGTAGCGGATCATCGCGCGGGCGAGGCGGGCCTGCTGCTGCACCGTCCGGTTCACTTCCGGGCCCACCCGGTCCGCGGCCCGCTCGAGGCGGGGGCCTAGTTCGTTCAGGTCCATCAGGCGCCCTCCCGTGTTTGCTGCACCTGGTCGATGGCGGTGGTGCGGACCACGCTGATGGTGCCGACGCCGCCGGGGTCCTGGACGCGCCACTGCCGCCCGAGCAGGGCCAGGTCCCCGCCCGCATGGACGGCGACGACGGAGACCAGCATGTCCTTCTCCGCGACGGGCGCCTCGAGCGGTGTCAGCAGACGGTACTTGGAGCGCGTCTCTGCCACCCACGGCTGATTCGCTCCCGGTATGGAGACGACTTCGGCGGCCGTGCCCGCGGTCAGGACCGCGCCCCGGCCCTCGTACACGGTCTCCGCCTCCGGGTACGTGTACTCACCGGTGTTCGGATCGAACACGGGGGGTCCGCCAGCCGGTTGGGTGATGCGGACGGTGTCGAGGAGGATCATCCCGTCGACCAGGGCGGCGATCCCGGACAGGTCCAGGCCGGCCATCAGCGTCCACCCCCGCCCTGCGCCCACTCCGCGAGCGTTTGCAGCATGGCGCGGGCGGTCGCCCCCGGCCCGCCTCCGTAGTCGGACCGGTTCAGGGCCTGCTGGTCGAGGAGTTCCGGGTCTACCTCGGACAGAAAGCTGGTGATGATGTCGCCGGGCGTTTGAGCGACGCCGACCGCGACACGTGCGAGCCCTTCGAAAGCCGCACCGTCGGGCTGCCGGGTGTGGAGGACGACAAGGGGTAGTCCGCCCGCGATGTCGTGCTGAAGGACGTACCCGGTGACCGTGCCGGCGGGAAGGGGGATGCCGTCGATGCTGATCGTGGCGTGGCCGGGTGAGGCGTCGATCCGGACACCGTGCGCCTGCGGCTCCGCGGGGGTGCCGATCATCGGGAGACCCCCTCATGATCTTGTGGAAGCAGGCATCTGATGATGGAGTGCCGCATGCGCGCGAACCGAACGAGTTCATCGCTCTCATCGCTGGGGTCGGCCACGTCACGCCCGATCTGCCGGTAAGCCTGCGTGACCACTTCGTAGTACTCCTCGAAGGACCTGTTGAGGCTGGTCAGCACATGCTGGACAGCGATGTCCTTCTGCTGGCTGCTGAGTTTGTCCCACGGAGCCCGTGGGCTTCCGACCTGAATGAAGTCCACCGATCGGGTGGCTTCGTGGAGGAGCGCGGCCGTGACAGCCAGGGGCGTGGTGTCTGCGTCGGGAAAGGTCACAGCAGGGCTCCGGAGCGGATGTCGGTGCGGCCGATGAGGTCGAGGCGAGGCAGAAACTGGCGTTGGCAGTTCGGATGGGCGGCCGGGTAGGCGAGAGCGTCCTGAACGGTGCGCAGCGTCCGGTCTGCTTTATCCGGGGAGTCATGGGACTCCCATCCACAGTCGCTTCCGTCTCGGACCTCAAGCCATTCGGTGCCGAGCTCGTCCAGCGCAGTGCGGGCGGCGCCAGTGTTGGCAGTGGCCACGGTCTGCCACGTGATTGCCGCTCGGGCCCACGATTCCACCGGGTGACGTGAGTTCCGGGCGTAGACGACCGTGTCCAGCGGGTGGTCGCGGCGGAGCCGGTCCAGGCTGATGCGGCCAGTGGTGTCGCGTGAGGCGTCCTGGGCGGCGCGCAGGAAGGCGCGGGCGCGGCGGACGGTTTCTTGGATGCGGCCGATGAAGTCGGCGTAGTACTGCGCTGACGCGCTGGTGATGGCGGCGCGGTGTTGGTCGGTCCAGGTGAAGGCTTCCGGTCCGCGGTCGGCGCTGTCGAGCATGGTCCAGGCTCCCTCGCGGTAGATGAGGGGCAGGTCGGTGGCTACCCAGCCTTCTGCGAATGATCGGGCGGCGCGGTCGAATGCGGCGAGGGCGGTGTTGAAGGCGGCGGCGGCCGTGCGGAAGCGGCGGGAGGTGCCGTTGCGGCTGGGCCGGATCGTGGCCAGGGCGGCGAGGAGTGCGGTTTGGGCGGTGGTGAGGATGCGCCAGGCTGCGGTGAGTCGGCTGATGCCGGAGGTGATGTAGGTCAGGAGGCGTTGTCGGAGGGTGCGACTGCGGCGTACGGGGGTGGTCATCGGCGGGGCCGTTCCACGAGGCGGAACATGCCCAGTTGGACCGCGTTCGGGTCTCCGGTTCCGGGCAGGTCGTCCGGGGCGGGCGGCTCACCGGACTCCAGGAGGGCGATCTGCCGCTCGAGGGCCTTGATGTTCTCGGTGTAGGTGACGCCGACGACGCCGGAGACGTTGACGCTGGCCGGCTGCTGGATGAGGGCGGCCTTGCGTTCGTAGAGGACTTCGATGGCGACGGCGCGGGCGGTGCCGAGACGCTGGTATCGGGTTTCCAAATCAGCGAGGGGTGTGGTGGGGCCGAGCTGGGAGAGGAGCCAGGCTTGCACGCTGGCGGTCAGTGCCATGGCTGGTGTCCTCCAAAGGGGCTGGGTGTGGGAAGGGTGGTGCGGAGGCGGGCCCGCCCGGTTGGCGCCCCCACCATGAGGGCGGGCCCGCGCTCCGCTATTCGCCGCTGGTGCCCTCGCCGGCGGCGTCCCGGCCCCGAGACCGGCTGGTCGCCGCGGTCTTACGCGCGGCGGTCTTCTTGGCCGCCGGGGCAGCCTTGTCATCGCCGGCGGCGGAGTCGGCGCCAGAGGCGTCGTCCTGGCCGTCGCCGGTAGGGAGCTCGGACTGTCCGTCGGTCTGGGTCTTCGGCTGGCGGGGCAGCTTGCCGTCGACCCAGGCGGCCGGGTTCGTGACCAGGGCGGCCAGGCGCGGTTCCGGGCTGGTGCCCGGGTGCAGCGTCACTGTCTGGCGGGTGTCCGGGTCCTGTACGTACACCGTCACTGCGAGGCGGGCGGCCATGGCTCACTCGCTCCACACGGTTGCGGCGATGTGGATGTCCGGGACGTACATGACCGGCAGGGCAGCGGCGGATCCCTTGGTCCACACCTGCGGCGGGTCGTCCTGGTAGCCGCGGGTGACGACGATGCCGGGGGCCTCTTCCCGTTCGATGGACGGGTTCCCGCCCTGAGAGAGGATGAGTCCGTCGGCGGTGAGCCCGTACTGGGTCTCCGCCCACTGGGTGGGGTTCGGCGGCAGGAGGAAGAACATGTTCTCCGGCAGTGCGCGGACGTCCGCTCCGGTGTCCAGCTCGATCTTCACGTCGTAGGTGGTGATCGGCGGGAGGTTGTAGCGGGCACGGACCACGTTGACCTCGTTCGGGGCGAGGACCGCGGTGGGCGTCGCCGACGGACTGACGGACCCGTAGTAGGCGGCGCGGTAGGAGTCGTTACCCATGATCAGCGCCGCCGTCTTGTACGACGTCAGCGCCCGCGCCGGGGCCGGGGCTCCGGAGGAACGCAGCACCTCCATCCACCGCCGCTCGTCTCCGAGGATGTCCGCGGTCGGGTCGGTCCACGGCGTGGACGCGGTCGGCATGTTCGCGGCCGGCACCGCGTAGTCGGCTTCGAGGGTGAGGCCGTTCTCGCCGACGAGGGAGAACTTCCCGTCGACCAGGAGGTCACCGACGGCCAGCTCGAGGCGCTTCTTGATGGACAGGACGTGTGCGGCCACGTCGTCGTAGACGGCGTTGACGAGGTCGCGGGAGTCCATGCCGCGGTCGAGGTTCTCGAGGATGGTCTCGAACTCGCCCACGATGTACTTCTGCCCGAGGGGCAGGAGCTTGCCGGAGGTCGCGAACTGCGTGATCTCACGCGTGGCGACCTTCGTCTGGGCGTCCCACGCCCGGTAGGAGGCGGCGGCGACGCGTCGGCGGGTGCCGCGGGTCTCCCACTTGACGGAGTTGATGGTCCGCTCCGGCATGACGGACTGGGTGAGCTCGTAGTCGGCCGGGGTCTGGATCGCGCGGGCGAACGCGTTGATCTCGGTGGCGCTGATGTCGCGGAGCAGGAGCTCCAGCATGTCGTTCGGCATGACGGTGTCTCCTGATCAGACCTTGTAGACGAACTGGGTGTTGGAGCCCGCCGGCACGTCGGTCGGGTCGAAGGCGACGGGGAGCTTCGCCACGTCGATCTGTCCGTGGACCATGAGGGGGGCTGCGACCTTGGTGGCGCCGGGGTGGAAGGCGACCTCGGTGAACAGGAACCCGGCGAAGACGTCAGCGCCGTCGGCGGGGGCCGCGGTTCCGCCGGCCGTGGTGGTGGCGACGGTGATGTCCGGGGTGGTGCCGCCGGTGAAGGCTTCGGTGGTGGTGACGGTGGCGGCGTTCTCACCGAGGTACTGGCCGCCGAAGGTGAGCGTCCAGGGTCCGCCGGCGTTGCCGGTGACGGTGATGTCGCCGGGGTTGACGTTGGACAGACCTTCGAGGGCGGTCTGCACTACGGAAGAGGTCGCGTTGTAGGCGATGGCGGCGGTGGTCTGACCGTCGAAGGTGATGGTGAAGGTGCCGCCGGTGGGTCCGCCGGTCACGGTGAGGGTCTGGACCTCGTTGGAGACGGCGTTGTACGGGGCGTACAGGCCGGTGGCGGTGACCTTGCCGAGGGGGATGCCGGACTTCAGCTTCCGGTCGGCCTGGTAGGCGGAGGCCTCCGTCCAGTGGAGGTTCTCGTCGAACTGGGTGAGGTCGAGGGTGACGGACTGGTTGGCTTCGATGCCGAGCATGCTCATGAGCCACGGGCGGCCGACAGCGAGCGTCTCGGTGCTGGTGTACGGCTGGATGTCCACGCCGTAGCCCCTTTCGCGAAATACGCGGGTGTGTGGTGAGGGCGCCTGTGGTGGCGCCGTCCACGTGGGGTCAGGGCGTGGTCCCTAGGTGGTGCTGGCTTTGTGCCTGTCAGGCTGCGTCGTCGGTGCGCAGTCCCATGGCGCGGGCTCGTGCTCGGGCGGCGTCGCGTAGGGCGTCCTTGGTGGAGGAGGGCTGCCGTGGTGCGTTGCCTCCGGCGGGGCCGCCGGAGGGGGC